AGGCGAGAACACGTCTGTCAGTGCTTTGACGGCACAGTTGATTGTGGAAGATAACGCTGGCAATACCGCCACTTGCGCTATCACTCAGGCTGCTGGCGACGCTACGCTGAGCGTAACGCCTGCAAGCGTACAGCTCGATTGGAACGCTTACAGCGAGAGCACTTCTGCTACGTTCACCGTCACTTCGAACACCAACTGGACGGTCGAGTAGTATGGCGACGAAGACGATAGCATGGAGCACTGGTGGTAACATTACTCTGACCTATACGGGTCAGGGTAATGGCACCATCGTTGTAACGAGTGACGATAACCCGACGGATGCAGCACGGAGCAAGACGATAACCGTTGCCACGACGATAGGCAGTGCCAGTCAGACGGTAACGATTAATCAGGCTGCTGGTCCGAACTTCAGGGATGCTGACGGAAAGGCGTTTATTCCTGTCGGGAGCGACTATTTTAACGTTCAAACATAAATGAGATTATGGCGGTTTATACAAGTAAATACACGGGTTCTCAGATAGATTCCAAACTTGATAGTGTGGTTGTGATGGGAGCATCGGGAAGCAGCCACGCGAGCGGCCTTGTTCCAGACCCAGGAAGCACGGCAGGGACTACGAAGTTCCTTAGGGAGGATGGAACATGGGCAGAGGTATCTGGTACCGTTCCCTCAGATGGCATCCATGCCGAAACGGTGAGCGCAGGTGCTACAATCTCAGTCAATCCTGACGTGGTGACGGTTGTTAGTGGAACTGTTGGTACGGCGGCTATCACGCTTCAAGTGCCGAGTGATAACTTGGCTCATGTGTGGGATATACTGATGACTACAGGCAGCAGCGTGAATGTGACCTTTGCGACGAGCACAAGTGCGACTATATTGAAGCCGACAGGGTTTGCGCTTGGTGCTAGCAAGAGTTGTGAGATACATGTAATTGGTGTTGGAACTATATTTTATTTGAAGTATGGCGAGTTTGCTTAATGTAAGAGGTGGAGCGTTGATGAACACTTTCACACCGCAGCGTGACTACAGCTTGGAGTACTTTACCATAGAGTCGCTTGCTGACAGCAACACAATCAGTATCTATAACAAGAATTGCAACACTCTGCCTACGTTCTATTATAGTACTGACAATGGTGCAACATGGAACAGCATTACGGCTGAGAAAGGGAAGACAAAATCTGTGGCTACCATCAATACGGGCGACAAGATTCTGTTCAAGTGTACGCAGGATGCGCTTTCAACGGATTGGGACACCTACAACGGATTTAAGGCTGGAAAGAGTTACAAAGTCTATGGCAATGCAATGTCGCTATTATATGGTGACACTTTTGCAAGTAATTCCGAATTTTCTAATAATTCAAAATACAACTTTGCCGCTTTGTTCAGAGATAACACAACATTGACAGATGCTGAAAATCTCATATTACCAGCATTGATAGCTAAAGAAGGATGTTATAATGGTACGTTCAGAGGTTGCACAAATCTTGCGCATGGGCCACAGCTGCCTACTGTTACTCCTGAAAATTCCTGCTTTGCGTCCATGTTTGAGGGCTGCGTAAACTTGGAAGAAGCACCTGAGATAAATATTGACCTTGACCAGCAAGATGAGAAAAAGATTGGTGGAGCATTAAACAGAATGTTCTGTATGAGCAGAACGACGACTGTTACAGCAAAAATGACTAAATCTCCTGTGATTAGGTCGAGTAGAATCCCAAATGGAAAATCTATGAATAATAACGCAAATGACGCATTAAATGAAATGTTTAAAGGTAACGGTAGTCTTGTAGAGGTCACATGTCTGGCAACAAGTCTTGGCAATCGACCTCCCACAATGAACTGGCTGTTGAACGTGTCTCCCACAGGAACTTTCTACAAAGCAGCAGGAATGAACGACTGGCCTACGGGTGTAAATGGCATCCCAAGTGGCTGGACGGTTGTGGACTATGTGGAGAGTTTAAGGTTTACGGTTTAAGGTTTACGGTTTATAAAGTTTAAAAAATATGAAGAGATATTATAATGAAACGACAAAGGAATGGTACTTTGAGGGAAAAACCATTACCAGAAGGCTTGACAGCGGTGCTTTGTTTTCAGGCATTCCGACACTGAGCCAGTTGAGTGAGTGGGGATTTGTCGAGATTGTAGCGCCTGAACCTACACCTGAAGAGCAGTTGGAAGCTGCCAAGCAGAGGAAGATTCAGGAGATAGAGGACTATAATGTGAGTGACGCTGTGAACGAGTTTACCATCGGCGGTCAGGCTATGTGGCTGACGGTGGAGGAGAGACAGCAGATAGCCACCCAGATAGAGGTGAGCGAGGCTGTGGGTAGGACTTCCATGACAAGGTGGTTCGACGGCCATGATTTCACATTCCCCTTGGCGACGTGGAAGCAGATGCTCGTTGCCTTGGAGGTGTATGCTGGCGATGCTTTGAACGTTACTGAGGCACATAAGGCTGAGGTGATGGCTCTCACTACTATACAGGAGATAGATGATTACGATATAACCGATGGTTATCCGACAAAACTTAATTTCTGATGAACTATGCCTACAGTAACATTACAAAGCAAGTACCTTGAGGATTCGCAAGGTAACAAGTATGCGCCTATCACCACGCCTAATGCGGTGCGGTGGCCTGACGGCGACAACCTCAATGACAAGCTGTGCGGCTTCGACGTGCCGACATTGAACAGTGCGCCGACGAGCAGCACCAAGGGGAGTTAAAAAAGTTTGGTAAACCTGAGATGTGAAAATGATGAGATTTTGAGGAAAGTCCTCAAAGATAATATTAACCTTTTAAAAATTTTGGAAAAATGGAGGCTAAAGATTTATTGGAGGCTAAAGCTGTGTGGGGTAATAATGGCCTGAGCCAGTATGAGCAGATCAAAGTGGGGTGCATGAACAAGAAGGCGAGCGGCGTGGCTATCGGTGGGCTGTGCGTGGCTGTTGGTGCTGCCGTAGGTGCCGTCGGCTTCGGGATGTATGCCGTGGCGAAGGCTAAGGAGGCGAAGAGCGTTGCCGCTGCTGAGAATGCTGGTACGGCTGCCCTGCTGAAGAGCGTGACGGAACAGGTGGTACGCGACCATAACGAGAGCATCAGCCGCGATCTCAATATTACCAATACGATTACAGACACACAGAGCGGACAGCAGGCTACGACACAGAGCCAGCAGCTGAGCAATGAGATTGCGCTGGGCGTGATGACTGGCGAATATGAGAAGCGACCGAAGCGGGTGGCCCTGTATAGAGATCAGCAGGCGTGCGACTGTCCGGGGGGATGTAGATAACCCCCTCCCTGCCTCCCACGAACGGGGGAGGAGTGACCTCTCCCCCGGCCCCTCCCCGAGCAGGGAGGGGAGTTAGAGGTAGAAAGGAGTAAGGAGATAAGAAGAAATACTCTCTCGACTGGGATTCATAGTTCCCGACCCCGACTGGCGGCTCCGATGCGATGGCAATAGGTTGACAGCTGGGCGGGGTTTTACCCCACCCCTACCCCTCCCCGAACGGGGGAGGGGTTTTTTGTTTTTTTTGACGGATAGACGGAGAAACGACTTTAGACTATAGACGGTTAGACGAGACCCCCTCCCTGCCTCCCCCGTGCGGGGGAGGAGTTGGAGTAAACCTGCGAGGGGAAGATTTTTGATTTAAGAGTTTAGAATTAAGAATTTAGATATGGCAGAGAATGTTGTAAAGCTGAGGGTCGATAGCGAAGAGTATGATGCGAAGATCAAGCGTGCTGCGGAGGGTTTGCAGCACTATGCCGACGAGTGTAGGAAGGTAGGCGGTACGCTGTCGGTGGTGGAGGATGAGACGCTGGAGTTTGTGCGTGCGCTGGGTAAGATGCCGACGGTGGCGAAGAGCAGTACGCAGGGGCTTCGTGAGCTGACGCGGGCGACCACCGACTTGGAGATTCAGTATCGTGCGCTGACGGAGGAGGAGAAAAACAGCGATTTTGGCAAGGCCATGCGTGCTGCCATTGACGAGCTGACAGAGCGTAGCGGTCAGATGCGTGACGCGATGGGTGATATTCAGGCAAGCATCAAGAATGCTGCCAGTGACACCCGCACCTTTGACCAGATAGCCGGTGCTGCCAGTGTAGCGACGAGCAGTTTTCAGACGTTTCAGGGAGCGGCGAAGCTGCTTGGCGTGAATCTGGGCAATGACGTAGAGATTATCGCCAAGTTGCAGGCAGCTATGGCCCTGACGAACGGTCTGACGCAGATTCAGAATGCGTTGCAGAAGGAGAGCGCGGTGATGCAGGGTGTTGTGGCGGTGCAGACAAAGGCTGCTGCCGCTGCTCAGGCGTTGCTGGCGAAGAATACTGCGCTGGCGACTACGGCGGGCAAGGCTTTCAACCTGGTGGCGAAAGCTAACCCTGTGGGGTTGCTGATTGGAGTCATCGGTGCTGCGGGTGCTGCTATGGGGTTGCTGTCGAGTAGCACTGATGATGCTGCCGATGCCCAGGAGGGACTGAGCGATGCCACGCTGAAGACGAAGGAGGCTCTGGAGGGCTTGAAGAAATCGTCGGACTTCGGTATTGAGATAGCGAGGGCTGCCGGCGTGGGCAGTGAGGCTCTGGCGAAGATGACTGCCGATGCTGCGAAGGCCAGGTTGGAGCTGGCACAGATGAATGTGCAGAGTGCGAAGCAGGAGTTGGCCCATGCTGCCGACAGCGGCAACGTCTTTGACTTCTCGAATCTGAGTAAGAACATGGAGGCTGCGCTGGCGATGGAGAAAGAAGCCGAGGAAGCCTTCATCGAGGCCAATGACAATTATAAGAAGGTGGTGGAGACACGACAGAGGATTGTGGCCGAGGCTGACAATCAGACGACGGAGAAGGGCATCCAGAACACCATTAATGCGCTGCGTGAGATGCGGAGCGAGGTTGATTTGAACTCCAAAGAATACGAGGATTTCACTAAGAAGATTGCCAGTCTGGAGGCCAAATTGCCGAAAAATACGACGGGACGGCCCACCGCGCCGAAGATTTCAAAGGCGCAGAGCGAGGAGCAGAAGATAGCCGAGCAGATTGGTGTGCTGACTGTGGAATATCAGGAGTTGGCTACCGTTGCGAAGAGTGCCGAAGGAGCGATGAGGAATGGCGTGACGGAGCGTATGAACGCCATCAGGGACGAGATTCGCTTGTTGCAGGCACGGAATGACGAGTTGAAGAAGTTCGCTGCCGAGGCCAAGAGCGTGCAGTTTGCCAACGGTTCTTTGCCTGCTTTGACGCAGCAGTTGAAGGAGCTACAGGATGCACAGGCACAGAGTCTGAACAGCAGGCAGTGGAAAGCCTATCAGGAACAGATTGAGCAGGCGCAGCATGCCATCGACGCGCTGAAGGGCAAGTGGCAGGAGGGTTTGCAGGCTATCTTCTCGATGCCGAGGACTGTCACTGTGACCGCTGAGACCGACGAAGCACAGGCGAAGTTGGCTGCTATCGGTGCAGTAAGAATCAGTGACAAGACGTTTGCTGTGCTGGCCAACGATAGTGATGTGCTTCGGAATATTCAGGACATCGAGGGTATTGTTGTCGATGACAAGGTGTTCACCGTGACCGCCGAGACCGACGAGGCAAAGGAGCAGTTGCGGGCTATCGGAGCCGTGCAAATTGCGGACAAGATGTTTGCCGTGCTTGCCAATGATGATGATGTGCTGAAGAATGTCAGGGACATTGAAGGCATTGAGATTGAAGATAAGTCGTTCTTGGTGACCGCCGATACGGAGGATGCGAAGAAGGAGTTGGCAGCTATCGGAGCCGTGCAAATTGCGGACAAGATGTTTGCCGTGCTTGCCAATGACGATGATGTGCTGAAAAATATCCAGGATATTGAGGGCATCGAGATTGCCGACAAGTCGTTCTTGGTAAGTGCCGATACCGACGAGGCAAAGGAGCAGTTGCGGGCTATCGGTGCCGTGCAGCTGAGCGACAAGATGTTTGCCGTGCTTGCCAATGACGATGATGTGCTGAAAAATATCCAGGATATTGAGGGCATCGAGATAGCCGACAAGTCGTTCTTGGTAAGTGCCGAAACCGACGAGGCAAAGGAGCAGCTGAGGGCTATCGGTGGCATGGAGATTACGGACAAGACGTTTGCTGTGAGGGTGAATGACGGTGACGTGATGAGTCAGCTTCAGGCTATCGAGGGCGTGGAGATAGCGGAAAAGACGGTGACGGTGGTTGCCGATACTGCTGAAGCCTATGCCGATATTCAGGAGTTGACGCGGAATGTGGACGGTACGACGGTGACGTTTCAAGTGGTGCCTAAGTTGGAGCCTGAGCCAAACATCAAGAACTCGGCTGGTCTGAGTGCCTATATCAGCAGTATCAAGAACGACCTTGCCAATGCCGACTTCGGGAGTGCGCTGTATGCGAGTTTGGAGAGTCAGCTGGCAGATATGACCATGTTGCAGAGCCTTGTGAGCGAATCGCTGAAGGCAGGACTTGGCACGGCGATGTTTGATGTTGCCGACGAGCTTGGTCAGGACTTCTGGACGCGGGCCATGAACGGAGGCGTGGAGAACGTGGACTGGCAGGCTATTGCCGACGTGATTAACTCAAAGCGAAAGGAGATGGGCCTTGACCAGCTGACGCTGGACTTCGACAGTGGGAAGGTGAGCAGCAACGGCAAGCGTACACGGATGGACGAGAACTTGTCGAAAGTGGCGAGCGGTCTGTCGTCGGTGACTGGCGGTCTGAAACAGATTGGGCTTGATGTGCCAAAGGAGGTGGATGAGGTTATCGGAGCCATTCAGGGGCTGTGTGCGATTATTCAGGGCGTGCAGACTATCGTGAGTGTGACGACGACGGGTGCTTTGACGGCTAATACGGCAGCACTTATCGCTTTGACTGCGGCTGTGAACGCTAATAGTATCGTAAGTTCTATTCCAGTGTTTGCTGGAGGTGGTATTGTGCCTCACGCCGCTACAGGACGGATGATCGAGGGCAGGCACTATTCGGGAGATAATATCTATGCCGGCGGAGCGATGGTCAATGCCGGGGAGCTGGTGCTCAACAAGGCCGCCCAAGGCAATCTGGCGAGCCTGTTGCAGGACGGTGAGCGCGGCGGTGGCGTGCAGTTGGCACGGGTGAGCGGTGAGCAGATATATGTTGCCATGAGTAACTATTTGCAGAGGAGTGGGAAGGGAGAGTTGGTGACGTGGAAATGACCTCTCCCCCAGCCCCTCCCCGTGCAGGGAGGGGGGAAAAGCCTCTCCCCCGACCCCTCTCCAGAGGGAGAGGGGAGAAATAAAGACAGAATCGCTCGGCTCTGCCGCTTGCTACCGAAGGGACGCAAGAACAGAATAACAAAAAAGACGGATAGACGGGGAAACGACTTTAGACTTTAGAATTTAGACGCTACCACCCCCAGCCCCTCCTCCCTGGAGGAGGGGAGTAAAAGAGACAATAAAAAAAACGAGATATGGCACAGGTAGGTAATAACATCATTGTGTATGTGTCGGAGAATAACGGCACGAGTTGGACAGCTGTAGCGGCGACGAGAAGCGACGAGTTGCAGGCAGAGGCTGAGCTGATTGAGAAGGCAAGCGCGAGTCAGCAGGCGTGGAAGGAGTATGTCGCCGGCAGGAAGAGCTGGGGGCTGACGGTCAGTTGGCTGGTGGTGAACGTGGCTGACATCAGGAACGTGCTGAAAGTCGGGACGCGAGTGAAGATTCGCGTCGGAGGCAGGACGTTCTCGTCGAGTGCCGGTGTGGAGGGCTATGCGTATGTGAGGACGTGCAAGACGACACACACGAGAGGGAATATTGCTAACGGGAGCTTTGCTTTTGTGGGGGATGGATCGCTTACATAATAACGGAAAAAGACATAATAACATAATAACAAAAAAAAGACATAATCGCTCGGCTTTAACCTACCACCCCCAGCCCCTCCTCCGAGGAGGAGGGGAGTTAGAGGGGAGTTGAGAAAAGATTGGTAAACCTAAGGAATGAAGGTGAGGGAGTTAAAAAGAAGAGAATATGCTGGATACTGATAGTTTGTTTATTGCCGCGCTGAAAGGGAATGCGGAGTTGATGGTGTTGCTGGGAGGGGAAGAGCCTACCCCCGAACCTGATACCCCCTCCCTGCCTCCCCCGAACGGGGGAGGGGAAGAGGATGAAAATGAGCCTACCACCACTGACCCCTCCTCCCAGGAGGAGGGGAGTGACCCCACCCCTGCCCCCTCAGACCCCACCCCCAGCCCCTCCCCGAACGGAGAGGGGGGTGATGAAGAGGGGAGTAGTAAAGAAGCAAGGTTGTATGGCACGGCGATACCGTTGCCGGACGATGATGCGGAGAACGTGGAGGTGCCGTATGTGATCGTGACTTTTGACGGCTTGACGAATGTGGAGGAGTCGAAGGACGTGCCATACGAGGGTGATGAGGACCGCGTGAACATCGGTGTGGAGGTGACGGCGAAGACGCTGAAGGACTTGCACGATCTGACGCAGATGGTGAGAGAGACGATACTGGGTTATTTCCAGGAGAACGAGACGGCGGTGAGAGACTACCAGATGAGTGCTGACGGTATTCAGTATGATGCGAAGAAGCCCTGCTATTGGCAGGTATTGAGATATGTTTGTGATGTTGAACCTCTAAATATTGACGAAAATGAGTAAGATTAAAGGACAGAATTTTGTGACCAGTGCATCTATCGTTGCTAATGAGACGAACTGCACGGTGACCGTGACTGGTAACACGGAAGATGTCAGCGACAAGTCGGCTACTGGACTGTACTCGAAGGAGAGTGTGGTATCTACGAGCTGGCAGGTGCAGACAGACACGTACCAGAGCGAACCTGAGCAGCTGAAGGCTATTTTGAACACCTTCAATGCTGCGGCATCTATCGCCGTAGGCTGGAGTGCCGACGGTGCTTCTGGCATCAGTAAGAGCGGACAGGCCCTGCTGAATGACTTCGTGATGAACTTTAACGACCGTGAGACGGTCAATGTTTCACTACAATTCCAGGGAACGGGAGCCCTCAGTTAGAAATTATGAAGAAAGGACAATACATCAGACTGTTGCTCTCTACGACAGCAACACCTACGAAGGTTATTGCAGCTTCCAAGCAGATGGCATTGCACGGATCGGCTACCGTTGAAGAGTCGTCAACGAAAGATACGACCGGCGACAGTATGGACTACGAATGTACGGGCTTGGCCTATGACATTACAGGCTCTGCGCTGATTCTGACCTCGAATGATGCGCTGAACACCGGTGCCAACTCAGCAGCCGACATGCTGGCTAATCTGGGTGATACGGAGCTATACTGGCGCATCTGCGTGATGGAGGGCACAAACAACCGTACTGTTGTCGAAGAGATTTGCTCAGGCAAGTGCAAGCTGACCAGCTGGAGTGCACAGGGCCAGAACAAGCAGAATGCGATGTATAACTATACGCTGACTGGATTTGGGGCCATCACCGTGCCGACACAGGCATAGTGTGAAAGTGGTAAACCCCTGACGATGAGTCGGGGGTTTATTGTAGGCGAATGTCTCACCTACACAAAGGAACTATGAACTATGAGCGTATTTAACAAGAGGAGAGAGATGGAAGAGCAGCAGGCGTTGGAGGTGTTGCTGGGGCTGACGTGGAGCAGCAAGGCATCGTTGAAGAAACATTGTATTTTGGCTTATGGTGGCAACATTCAGAAGGCATCGGAGGCATACGATTTTCTGGTGAAGGATATGGAAGCCCTGCCAGATGTTGATCCTGTACCGCCGACCACGATGCAGCAGATGAAAGACATGGCGAACGGTGTTGTGGGCTGGCTTGGTCAGAATCAGGGGACGCTGATTGACACCTTCAACACTGTGAGAGGGTTGTTTGGAAAGGTTGGAGCGGTGGCTGAGGAAGCCGAGGAAGTAACGATAGAGGAATAAGGAATGATGAAACTGTATGAAGTGAAGGTGAATGTGTATGCTGACGACGAGCGTCAGGCACAGGCAGCGGAGGAGGCGTTGAACTCGTTTGTGACGGAGTTGCGGGCTAAAGGCCGTGCGGTGACGGCACAGAAGTTGGCCGAGGCCGTCGGCAAATGGCAGCGGAATGCCATTGTGAGGGTAGAAGTTTTAAATCATTTTCCAAAGATAGCGAAGTGATGGCAGAGATTGATGGACAGGTTGCTGTGGAGCAACAGCAGCAGCAAGGAAAGATTTGCTATGGCGATTGTTTTTCCTGCGGTTATCAGCAGGCTTGGCTGTGTACGGCCATGAACTCGCTGCGGACCATGAGGATGGCGGAGTCGCTGGCTGTGGAGTTGCAGGCGTTGAAGGCACAGGTGGCAGAGCTTCAGGAGAAGTTTGGCAGTGAGCCAGAGCCACCTGTTCAAGAAGCTGCAGCTGAGCCACAGCCTACGGAGAAGAAGAAGAAATAGCACAGAGTGCTGGCGGTGCAGATAATAGGCTGGCGGAACGAACAAACAACAAAAAGTATGTGTAACAAGAATGGACAGACGTATGTGAACTGGCTGACTCCTGGTCCGGGTAGTACGGAGGCCAGTGCGCAGTGGCAGGTGGGCTTGACTCACTACACCTGCGGCAACAAGAAGATGTGTGTGAACAATGGTGACGGGTTTCCCGTGGCGAGTGCGCTAAGCGTGCAGATCATCGGTGGCCCGAACTTGATTCCTGACAGCGGGCAGTATTGCTGTGACGTGCGGATTATCTGCGATGTGACCTATCAGCAGATTTATGGCTGCGGTTGCTGTCCGAACTATTGCCCTGTGACGGAAAAAGTGGTGGCTACGGTGTGTGTGCCTTGTAGTGAAACTCTGCCGACGGTGGCTGATGCAGGTGTGAATTGTCAGGCTGCTAATGTGCAGTGTGGCTGTTCTACCACGAATGAGATGTCGCTGAATGTGGCCTTTACGTTGGAAACGGCTACCGAGGCCGACGAAACAGACGGGGAGGGATAAGAGATGATGTGGGATGTCGTCGCGGTGATGGTGGCCGCTGTGCTGGTCAATCACATGGGGCTTATTGACGAGCTTGAGCGCAGGCTGAAAAGAGAGCTGCCCATATTGAATTGCGTGCGGTGCCTCACGTTCTGGTCGGTGCTGCTGGTGATGATTTTCAGGAGCAAGTCAACGACGCATGTAGAGGTCATCGTGGCGACATCCTTCGTTGCATCTTTTGCAGCCCAATGGCTGGAGTTGTTTTTTGGATTTTTGAGCAAGATATATGAAAGACTATACAAAAAAATCTACCCCCAGGAAGTCGGTAAAGAGTTCGAATGGAAAAAAGACGACGGTGCAGCATACACTGCGAATACCACGTCAGAAGTGTCCCAACTGCGGTGGGAGGTGGAGTTAAATGACGAATGACTATGAAAGAAAGATACGAGCAGCTATATAAGTACATGGCCGAGAGCAAAGACCCTGAGAACATGAAGCTCTTCGGTCAGGTGATGAGCGAATTGATGGATAGGGCTATCAGGAATGACGCATCATTCGCCGAAAAGGAGATTGACAAACTGGAGGCGATGATGTGGCAGCAATACCTGAGTCGCTCGGAGGCTGAGCATATTGTGGGCAACATGTCGCCTTCTGCTCCTTGGGGTTTCGGTACATGGAAAAGTGCCATGCAGCAGGCTGGATTGCCGACGATGGAGGAAGGACTGTATAATGAATATGCGCTGTGGACGGAGATGAACAAAGTTATGAGCGACCACGGCGAGACATACAGGAGATACGGCATTTCGCCCGATTTGCAGCTGGTGCGCGACCTGGCTCTGGATGACCTGAAGGATCAGGACGGCGTGTATGATATTCGTGAGTATTTTGACGTGTAGGCTATGGCATATTCAAGTGGACTTCTGAAAGACCGTGTGACCATTTTGAATCGCAAGAAGGCTGTGTCGGGGAAATATGGCCTTGACAGTGCTGGTGTGGAGTGGGAAGAGACGGGCACGGTGTGGGCCAACGTTGAGTGGACGCGCGGCAAGCAGGCGATGAATGTCGGTGCGATTGATGTCTATGGTGTTATCATGGTAAGGATTCGTTGGACGACGATTGTCAATGAACGCAGTCATATCAAGCATGACGGAAAGGAGTATGCCATTCTGGGTGATACCTTCCATGCGGACAGGCAGGGAAATACCATCCAGTTTCACGCACAGGCGTTTGTGCAGGAAAAATGAAAAAAGGTGTCAGTGGTGACACCTTTTTTTTGTTGTCAGAACGTAAAACTATCGTAGCCCTCCCATTCGGGGTTGACGGTGATGCCGATGGTGACGGAGGACATGTCGGTGGCCGAGAAATCGCCGGTGTATTCGGTGACGCGGTTGATGGTGACGGGGATGTTGGTAAGGGATGACTCGCCGAGGATGTTGTCGTTGGCATCGAGGGCGGTCATCTCTAACTTTGTGATGATGTCTTCTGTGGAGTGCGGGAAGGTGTAGATTTCGTAGATGCCGTCAGAGACGAAGGCGCGGAGTTCTGTCTGCTTGCTGTTGACACAGCCGAAGCCTGCCTGCGGGGAGAAGGTGCTGGAGCCACCGACGTAGTAGCATTTGAGCGTTTCGGTGCCAGCGGGTAGTCCTGACAGGTAGAGCCGAATCATTGACACACAGCGTTGCAGGCTGATGTCGATGTCCTGACGGATGTCGGTGAGCGTGACGGCTGTGTAGGCGTAGAAGGTGTCGGTGACCTTATTGCTGGGGAATGTCACTTTGTCAGGGGCTGTGATGGTGGCCGAGCCGTTGCAGGAATGCGCCATAATGACCAGCGTGTAGTTGCCTGGCTGGGCGGATACCTGCGTGAGTCCGAAGCTGCCGTCAGAGGATGTCTGTGATACGGTTTTTACTCGCTCTCCGTCTTCGTTGAAAAGGGCGATGTTGATGCGTGAGAAGATGTCGGAGAGGTTGGCACGAGTGCTGTTGGCATGGATGTGAATAATCAACGTGGAGAGGTCATTATCGGTGTTGGTATCGTCGATGACCGTCTTGGAGCAGGCAGCGAGCAGGAGTGCTGACAGGAAAAGGAATATCTGTTTCATGTTACCATTCGATTTGTGTGGGAGTGAGCCATTCGTCATTAAGAGTGATTGAGAAGCCATCGGAGGACGAGAAGAGAGGGCCTGAGAGGTCGGTGACACGATTGCGGAGGACAGGCACGTCGGGAATGGTGACCTGTCCGATGATGCTGGAGTTGGCATCTTTGGCCGTGATGGTCACGTCGGAGAGCCATTCGTCACCAGCGTCGCTGATGCCGAAGACGTTGAGCGAAAGGCTTCCAGTCGTGCCATGATATGAGGACGGTATCGTAATGCTGATAGGCGCGTCGATAGACTGCGTGGCCTCGCCTGTGGTGTAGTCGATGCCACGAAACCAGACGGAGGGCTGAATCTCGACGGTGGCAAGGGTAGAAGGCACTTCATCAGCGATGGTGATTCGCATCTTTGTCGTCGCTCGGTCGAGGGTTACGGACTGCTGGGCGGTGGTGCCATCGACATTGAGTGTGACGGACTGATGGAAGGTGTCGGAGGCGGTGGCCCATGTGACGGTGGTAGTGCCGACGGTGGGTGTCTTTCCGCGCGAAGCTATGAAATAGACGGTGTGTTGGCCGTAGGCCATTGGCAGCGCGGGCGTGGCGATGTCCTCGTCGGAGGATGTCTTGTGGAGCATCTGGGCGAGGGTGCCATCAACGTAGTCAAAGAGCCAGAGGTCGGTCATGTCTGTGCCGTCAGCTGTAAGTGAGCGGGTGATCTGCCACTGTGCAGGCCGGACTGAGAAGGTGACGGATGTCACAGGTTCTGAATCTGGGTCGGTTGGTACGACCATTCTTTCACAAGCCGTCAGGGTGACGGCGAGAAGGAGGAGTAGATGTTTCATGTTACTTAGTTTTTGAGTTAATTTTTTCGGCGATCATATCAAATTCATCGTGGACTGACTGGGCGATGACCTTGGCATATTTCTGCGTCTCTCGGATGGTGCTGTGGCCCATCATCTTGGCAAGGTTTTCTATTTTTACACCATTGCGGAGCATGTAGGTGGCAAAGGTATGACGAGCGAGATGAGAGTGCATGCGCGTGGTGATGCCTGCTGCCATGCCGATGGCTTTCAGGGCGTGGTTGTAGTCGGCATTGCCGATTTTGGGCACTTGCATTCCATATTTTTGCAGGACTTTGACGGCAGGAGGTAGGAGCTGTGAGACGAAAGCCACGCCCGTCTTGATGCGCTCGCCCACGCTGATCCATTTGCCATCGACCTGCTTGTAGTTCTTGATGTCGAATGCCTGTGCGTCGGAGTATGAGAGGCCTGTGTAGAGCTGGAACACAAAGAGGTCGCGGGCAACGGCCATCGGAGTGCCGGCGACTGGATGCAGGCTCATGACGGCTGCTATCTCCTCTTCTGTCAAGTATTCGACGTTCTCCTTCACTCCCTTGTGAAAGTCGCCACGCATGCGGTCGTAGATATTGGCTTCTATCTTTCCCATTTTGACGGCACGGGTGATGAGTGCACGTAGGCATCGGTGGTAGTTATAGACTGCGGCATCGCCAATCTTTTCGGGCTTCTTTCCAGCCTGAGCATCGGCTGTGCGCTGCGGTCGCTTGATTCTGTGCAGCCATGCGTCCCAGGCGTAGATATTCTCGACGGTGAGGTCGCTCCAAGTCTTTATTTGGCCATAAGCCTTCAGACGGTTCTCCATGACCTCGTAGCGTGAGCGGGTGCCGCTGGTCATCTTTAACTGTGGAATCTGCTCGGCGATCCATTTCAGAAGCGCGTCTGGCTCTTCTTTCTTTTCCTGCGGGTTGTCAAAGACGCGGCTGCGTATGAGCGCAACATCTATTTCCTTTTCTTGTCGCTGGAGTTCATTTGCTTCATGGGCGACAGCTTGCACTATCATACCAAGACGCTCGTTCAGGGCATCCATATCTGGGCGATTGACAACGCTGCCAGCCCACTCGTTCCTGTGCACACGAACATTGCTATTTATATAGAAGGATTTTTTGCCGTGTGTGATTCTTATTTCGAGCGGCCCTTCTTTTCCTTCTTCGGTTCGGTTTCGATGGTCGAATATTACAGATATTTTGTATTTTAACATTTTTGTGTCTTTTTTAGTTATTTATCTATGCCAAAATATTACCCATAGTTTACCCAGAGTGGTTTATGGGTAATATTTTGGCAAACTTTTTATGGAAATAAGTATATATAATGTTCTTTAAAGGACTTTCCGCAAATCTCTTGAAAACCGCTGTTTTAGGCGATAAATAAAGGGGATTCCCGATTTTTACTATCGATTATCCCCTCTTTTTTCGTGACTCCCGCGGGATTGTGCGAGATTTGAGGGGCTGTTGTGTTTATGGGGGTTGGCGAATTGGCTTCATTGGCGTGGGTAATATTTTGGCTATTATGGGGTGTGTTTTTGTCTGTTTCGGTCGGCTGCGCCGATGGGGAAGGGGTAGCTGTTGATGTCGGAGCCGGCTGCGTCGATGACGCGACGGAGTTCTGCGATGCGGTGCAGGCGTTCTTCAGCGAGTTTGGTGATGTCGGCGATGCGGGCATCTTTTTCGCGCTCCATTTTTGCCATTTCCTGCTCCAGTTTTTCATATTTTTCTTTCAGCTCCTCGATTAGCTGATCTTTGGCAGCAAGGATGGCATTTACAAGGCTTGACTGGTCGATGTGCTGCTGTGGCTGCTGTGCAGCTTGCGCTTTTCTTTTTTCTATTACTTTGCGATCTGGATTGTGATATTCAAGCAACTCGTCGTCGGGAACGTTAGCTACAAGCATGTATTCACTTTTTCCGAGCATGTAGTTGACATTCAACTCTCCCTTTGAGACACGAGCGAGAGCATTCATCGTGTCTAAAGAAACTTTCTTGGTTCCTTTGGTATAATTTGAAATCAAGCCTGGCTGTATTCCTATCATAGAGCACAGTTCGCCTTTTGTGCCGGCATAGCCTTCTTCCAACAGATAATTGAAGGCTCGCAGGAATGGTGCGTTCCACTTTTTTCTTTCTTCGATTTTCTGTTCAGAATCCATATTTTTACTGTTTTAATCTTAAATAATATTAAATTTGCACTGCTTTTGTACCAAGTTTGCATTAAAGTTTGTATATTTGCACCCGTAAGCAAGCAAGTAGCACACAAGGCACAGAAATAGCTGTCGGACGCTGAGCGTCTTTTCAGCAAAAGCGTACACGGCACTTTGCAAAGGTAGTGGGTTGCAAATTTACAAAATTTCTTGCCTTTGTGTGCGAAAGCAAGCAAAGATTTAAAACAATTTAAGATTAATATGGTAAAAGACAAGGTAACAAAGGACGACTTGATGAAGTTGAACGTGGGCGACCAGAAGGTGTTTACGTTGCCGAGTTGGAATCTTGCCCGTAGTGCTCAGAGCTATGCCAATCAGATGAAAAAGGCGACGCTTGGCACTCCGTATCAGCGAGAGTTCAAAGCCATCGTTGGCGACCCTGACCCCGAGAGCGGAAGATGTAGCGTGACGATTACGAGAATGCTGTAAGCTATGGATAAGCAGTTGAGGAGAGAGATTCGGGAGGATGTGCTGGCAGCGTTGCAAAATGTGACGATGCAGATGGAGGAGCGATGGGTGAGCGGCAAGGAGCTGTGCAAGCAGTTTGCGATGATCACGCCGAAGTTCCTGAAGGCGCACGGTGACATTTTCCCCCGAAAAAAAATAACGATTCGCGGATGCAACGGCAAGGCCGTGAGCACGCACTACGGCTATGCTCAGCATGAGATTGCAATGAACATTGCCAATGGCGTGTATGACGACTTGCTGGTGATGAAGGAGTTGTAGCGGTGGCGGCGGAGCCGCGACCTGCGGAAAAGTTCTTTGACATTGTGGACACTGGCAGATAGACAAGACCCCACCCCTTCCCCTCCCCTGTGAGGAGAGGGGAGTAAAAGGAGAAACGGGGAAGGAGCCAGGATAAAGAAATATGACCGGGGAACCCGTGCGGCGGTTAGTAGACAACCGAAAGCCGTTGGCACCCATAAAGGCCGTGAGGCAGAGGTAGGGAAGGCAGCCCGAAGGGAGTGATACTGATTAGTCAGCGGAAAGGCGATACCAGGCTTTGGACTGGTGACGATGTGAACGACAAAGAGACACACGAGATTCTCGCCATAGAGCAGTAACGGGCAATTAAGTCACTCCAGATAGTGAGGTCATTAATGCGGCCACTGCCGAGCGAGGCAGCGAGTGAACCCAAGCCACTTTAACGCAGAGGGGTGATTAACTATTCTTTAGATTGATTACTATTTCAATGTTTTAACATTTTGTTGTCAAGCCAAAGCGTTGGCGAAGGTATTTAGGTTTTTCATTTTTTTTATATGTGGATTAGACAGTACAGGCGGTCTGGGACAGATAGCCTGTTTTTTATGGACTTTTTTTAATAAACACTATAAAAATTTACGATTATGAAAAAGATTATTGAAAAGCTGACTGATGAGCAGCAGTCGATTGAAGCACCTTGGTGGGTGTACGCTTTTGTTGTGCCTGTGGCAATGGTTATTATCATGGCTGTGGCGGGATGGTTGGAGACCTCGTGTGCTTGATTGGAAAACAGAATAACTTTATAAAGACATAATAACAGAATAACAGGAGCCTACCCCTCCTTCCCGAAGGAGGGGAGTACAACCCCGAACGGAGAGTGGGAAGAGAGAGTTTAAAGACAAAATAACAAAAGAACAAGTTTAGTCGTATGACAGAAAGTGAGTTTGACCAGCAGATATGGCGGAGGTATGACACGGTGACGCTGGATACAGGCGTGAGGATGAGCGTGTCGTATGTGTGCTTTGGAACAAGGAGTGTGCGGGTGTATTTGAAGGACCAACCGCCTGAGTGGATGAGGTGTGAGCGGATTATGGCACATGCGTCGAACGGTGGCGGTGCTGCCGACGACATCGGGCTCGTAGAAGATCTGCACAACAAAATCATGGAGCTGGAGGACAGGCTGAAAGAGCAGAAAGATATAACGAGGCAATTGGAAGAAAAGTTGCGCAACGACCATGTGGCCGCGTTGCTGAAAAACGTGAACATCATCATAGGTGATGTCAGGGAGAAGCAGAAGCGGACGGCCAGGCTGGATGCCTGTATGACAGAGATTGAGGAAATTATAAACAATATTAAAAAATAGAAAATCATGGAGATAAAAGGAAACGTGATGCGGGTGGGAAAGGTGCAAGAAGGCACCAGCCAGCAAGGGAATCAGTGGAGGCGGCAGGAGGTCGTCATCGAGTTCTTTGAGCACGATACAGACATGTGGTCGGAAAAGATCGTGTTACAGCTGCGAGGCGACATGATTGATTTGTACCATCTGCAAGTTGGCGACAAGGTGAGGGTGAGATTTGGCCTGAACTTCAATGAGTGGAACGGAAAGTTCTATCAGGAGATTAGACTGGCACAGGACGGCCTTCAGGTGATTTCGAGGCTTGGTGATGCTGCTGCGGCTGAGCCACAGTCTGACGAGAAAGAGGAGGATCAGCCGAAGGCGGAGAACGGGGAGAAGGAGGATGATTTGCCATTCCGACCCCACCCCCAACCCCTCCCCTATGAGGAGAGGGGAGTCTAAATAAGGAGAAAGGACTATGAGAGCATTTCCAGGAGTGTTGGCGAAATTGCCGACGCGGACACATCCTTATGTGATGTCGGATGAGCAGGAGGCGTGGCTGAGAGAGGTTTTCCCTGTAACGGAAAACAGGAAGATCGTGAAGGCGATGGGCGTGAGCTATCCTACGCTGCACAGAATAGCGCATCAGATGGGACTGAAGAAGGACGAGGAGTGGATGAGGGCTATCAGGAGGCAGAGCTGCGAGGAGCATAAGCGCATGAACAGGCACGTGAAATTCCTACTTCTGAGCGGTCAGAAACCAGACAGATGCACGAACCTGCGGCTGCGGCCCTACACCAAGCGACAGATAGACATCAGATGTAGAGCGTTGAAGCGTGGCTACCTGCTGGATGAGGATGCGAGCGAGGGCAGCGCGGGACGCTACGCCATCTATTACGACGGCGAGACAAAGCGGAGTGAGAAGTTTGAGAGGACGTGCCAATTGCACGGCCTCATAATCAAAAAGGAGCTATGAATGAAGAGAGAAATATGCCGGAGCTGCGGACGGCGGAGCAAATCAGGTGGGACACGCTGCGACCTTACCTGCTTGACCCGCGAGAGGACTATCCTGAGCCGTATCACCTGTTGGAATATAAAGGCGTGCCGTTTAGCAAGATTGGCGGTTTGGGGGCTATGAGCGGCCAGAAGAAGAACGGAAAGTCGTTTGTCATCACGCAGCTGATAGCGGCCATCGTGGGCGACGGTTGCGAGCGAGTGCGGCAATTCCTGCCAGGCTTGCAAGTGCCGGAGAGAACGATAGAATACTTAGGTCATAAACCGAAGGCACTATACATCGACACGGAGATGGAGAAGTTGTCGAGCGCGAAGGTACTGAGGCGCGTGCACTGGCTCTGTGGCGTGGATATGAATCAGCCTTTTCCAGAAGACCGATTTAGCGTGCTATGGCTGAAGAATATGCCGAAAGATGAGAATGTGAAGGCGTACATGCAACGCTGGGACCTTATTAGGCTGGCCATCGACATGATACAACCTGACGTGGTGTTCATCGACGGCATCCGCGACCTGCTGAGCAGTATCAACGATGAGCAACAAGGTACGCTGATTCTTGACGAGTTGGGCAGTATGGCCGAGGATAGGCGCATGTGTATCTGGAACGCTTTGCACCAGAACCCTGCCCGCAAGAATGATGACGACGACGGAAAGATGCGTGGATGGATTGGTACGGAACTGGGAAACAAGGTGAGCGACACGCTGGTGAGCATCAAGAGTAAGACGCAGAACGGCGTGACATTCACCGTGAAACAACAGGACGCACGAGATAAAGACCTCGATGACTGGAAGTTTGAGATAACCGAGGATGCTGGAAACTTGGGTGTGCCGAGAATCATTACAAGCGGTGCTAACCTGAGCAGCAAGTCGAAGGAGCAGCCAGAGTGCGACGATCCACGAATGATACGCGAGTGGATTGAGACGGCAAAGGAGAGGTTTAAGTGGCCATTGACTCGCACGCAGATTAAGAAGTCGGTGTTTGGTGAGATTGGTGGCGTAAAGAACGACGGACGGCAACAGGCCAACCTCCAGGCAGCTCTGAACTTGGGCTATCTGGAAGAGTCAACGATTAAAGCTGGCAATGGTTCATACATGTTACAACCAGTCGAGGATATGCCATTCTAAAACTTTAAACCAATTTTCTTCTTACACCTAAAGGTGTAAGGAACTTTAAACCGACGGTTTCCCGCCTGCGGATTGCGATGCCCCTGCCCGCCATGAGGTGAGCGGGCGTTGGGCAGCGAAACCACACACGCGGTCGGGCGCGCGCGATAGGCTTTACAGATAATTTTTTGCGAATATGGGTAAGATTGACAAATTCATCATCGAGAAGATTCTGGACGCGGCAAGGATAGAGGAGGTCGTTGGGGACTTCGTTGACCTGAAGAAGAAGGGTGTCCGATACTTGGGGCTGTGTCCATTCCACGATGACCGGCACATCGGCAGCTTCGTGGTCTATCCGAAGGGCAACTGCTTCAAATGCTTCGTATGCGGCGCAAAAGGCGGCGTGGTGGACTTCCTGATGAACCACGAGAAGCTGAGCTACCCCGACGCTATCAGATGGTTAGGAAAAAAATATAATATCGAAACAGACATGACAGACTTCAACTATACGCCACCGACACCACGACCGGCACCGCCACCATTGAAGACGTTGGTGCTGCCAAAGTGGATGGTAGATAGAACAGAGCGGGCCATTGGCAACGACATGCTGGTGGCGTGGATCAGAACGGGCGTGAACTGGGACTACGTTCAACGAAAGAGAATAGACGAGGTGCTGAAAGACTACCATGTTGGCCATAGCAAGAACAATCACACCGTGTTTTGGCAGATTGATGAGCAAGGAGAGGTGAGGACTGGGAAGATGATGAAGTACCGCGAGGACGGACACCGCGACAAGGTGGCAGTGTGGAACTTCGATTTTATTCATGCAACGCTGTCTCGCCATTGGGATGCTGAGAAGGGTGAGATGACCGATGAATCGCCGTACCCATACCCACATCTGTACGACCCCGACAAGCAGGAGCCCTGCCTGACGTTCTTTGGTATGCACCTGTTGAACAAATACCCCAACGCCACCGTCAACATTGTGGAGTCGGAGAAGACCGCCGTGCTGATGGCCATAGCCTACGGCAACCACGCCATGCAAGTATGGATGGCTTGCGGTGGGCTCGAGATGTTGAGCCGTGAGAGGATGAAGCCCATAATCGACCAAGGGCGCAAGGTGGTGCTCTACCCCGACCGCGACGGCATAGCCAAGTGGAAGGCTAAGGCCAAGCAGATAGGTTACGACCGCATCCACGTTGACACCGACCACGTACTGAAGTGGTGGCGCGAGCGTGACGGCGACAAGGCGGACATTGCGGACGTGGTTGTGCGCATCCTGAATGAGCGCAAGCCCATGACCAGCATCAAGGAGGTGAAAGATGCCATGCCAAAGGCAGCACCACTGATAGACGGACTAAATTTGGAGATAACGGAAGATGGAGGAGAGCAAGAAATTTGAGGTGCTGGGTACGAAGATAAGTCCTGCGATGGCGGAGGTGCTGGATAAGGTATGCAACATTCTACAGGTGGATGTGTATCATCTGCTCCAGTGGTTTGCCTACACAGTTATCAGGGCATCGGCTCCGCATCACAGCCTGTCACCGGAGATACAGAAAATCATGACGCTGCTCGACATTGATGCTGGGTGGCAAACAGCCTTCAACCTGTGCGATACCGACCGGCTGAAGGTGGCACAGGTGGTGCTGATAATGGAGCAGGAGAATCACAAAGGCTTTGGGGCTGTGATGATTAACCGTCCGTGGATGGGCGAGGCCAGGCAGACGGAGTGCGTCGATGATATACTGGAAAGGGTGTGCGAAGTAACCATGAGAGGCATATATCGAAGATTGAGAGATATGGGTTCGGAACTTGGTTGCAAGAATCTGAGCGACGTGCTGCTCACCATGCTCGACATGCAAGACCTGCTGAACGCTGCCGAGCGAGATCAAGCCGAAGGGCCTCAGATGGGCGACGTGGCTCCTAACGGAAGGAGCGTGGCATACGGCAAGAAGACGAAATCGAAGCAACATCGGACACCGGACTCATTGGCACGCGATCAGAGAATAAAGTTTGATAATTACGACCGTGAGACATCCGAAGAGGAAGCAACGCGAGACCTTAACGCAGAACTGTCACGAGGACATGTTGATGACGAATAAAATTAATATAGTATGAAAAAGGAAAGAAAATGCTGGAATTGCAAGCACCGTGGGAAGTGCGACAAAGAGACAAACAATCCTAACCGTGCTTGCAAGGAACATGCTTACTGGCCGTTAATGGCTCAATGTTTTAAGAAGCAACATGATAGAAGAACAAGATTATAGACTGCCAAAGAAGCAGCATAAAGAAAAGAAGCTGAATCCAAACAGCTATGAGACGGTGAAATGGCTTGAAGAACACATGGGATTCAGACCGTTCACTTGCGAATGGTGACAACGAATTTAACGAATTGCACGAATATGAGCAGGGACAAACGTTACCAGAAGCTGCTGAACTCGAAGCGGTGGGCAGAGGTGAAGCGGATAGTATGGCAGAGGGCAGGCGGATTGTGTGAGCGATGCAAGCGTGAGGGATTCATTACAGCTGGTGTGGATTGTCACCACAAGATTCCTGTCGAAAGCGCAAACCCTGACGACCCGAAGGCGATGGAGCGGTTGGCATACGACGTGAACAACATCGAACTGCTGTGTGTGCCGTGCCACATCAAGACTCATCAGGAACTCAGAAGTCATCATGCCGAGACGGTGAAGGAGCGCAAGGAACTGAAACGACGGAGATTTCTCGAAGAGAATGATCCAAACTATATTAACAATAAAACATTAGAAGACAATGGCAAGAACGTATAACTCAGGTTGGCGCGAGTGGTTCAACACCAACAGCGCGAACGTCGGAAACGCTTTCGTGGTTGAAGGTCTGACAGAGTTGAGTCAGAAACTCGACCGACTCCAGGCGAAGAACCCGGAGATGGAGAAGAAGATCCAGGGCATCATCGGCAAGGCTTTGAACATAGCCAAGAAGAACGTGAGCGATGAAATCCGCTCGAAGATCGAGAACGACCCGCGCGAGGCTTACAAGGCTGTGCGACGCACGGTGTATCGCCGCATCCTCGGTGGTAACTTGAACATCCTTCGACGCAAGCGGGCAAAGTATCAGGCATACAACTACACCCCGACGCGGACATTGAAAAGCCATCAGCGTGGCGGCAACCGCCGACTGCGCAACGAGCGCACCATGAGGATGGAGAGCTACTTTGGTGAAGACCGTGGCTTCATCCTGCGCTTCCTGAACAGCGGCACGGGTGCCCGTAAGATGGGCAGCTTCAATGTTGACCCGCATCGCTCACAAGTGAAGCGTGGATCGCAAGGCGGTAACACTCAGTTCCCGCACTACGGACGACTCGGCAACGTGAACACCGGCAACCGTGGGCGCATCACGGCTGGCCACTTCTTCGGCGAGTTGGCCAAGGGCGAGATGGAGACCGTGGCCGAGATGATCGAGCGCGAGGTTGATCGTCTGATCCAAGAAGAGTTCGGTAAAGGTTGACATGATGGCTTCAATTAACCCCCATATAGGGTCATTTAGATTCGAGGTTCCAATCTTCCGAAAT